CGAATTATTTAGTTGATCTTTTTAATAAGTCTGCAAAGCATAATGCGATCATTAAAAGCAAGGTGCATTATATTTCAGCAAATGGCTGGAAAGGTAGCGAATCGGCAGAGCAATTCATTGAGAAAGTCAATCGGATGGAAAGCCTTAACGATCTGACAAGAAAAGTTTCTTTGGATGCGGAATTATTTGGCGGTTATTATTTAGAGATTATCTTTTCAGCTACCGGATTGCTTTCTGAAATCTGGCATTGCGATTATACTAAGATCAGGACCAATAAAGACAATACACAATTTTGGTACAAAGAGGAATGGAATGATCGCATGGAAAAAGCGCAAGTTTACCCAGCGTTTAATCCGGCTAATCCATTCGGAAAACAAATCCTTTATGTTAAGGAATACAGACCGAATATGGGTTTTTATTCTTTGCCTGGTTACTTCGGTGCGCTTAATTACATCGAATCAGATATTGAAATTTCTAAGCACGTTTTGGGTAATGCTCAGACTGGATTCTCTGCAAGTAAACTAATCACGTTACCAAACGGAGAGCCTTCGGATGAGGAGAAAAGAAACATTGAAAAGCGGTTTACAAACAGATTTTCGGGATCCGATGGCAAAAAGTTTATTTTAGCTTTCGTAAATGATAGCGCGAGAAAGCCAATCGTTGATGATTTGGGAACTTCGGATATTACAAAGGAGGATTTTGGCAGAGTAGATTCATTGATTCAGACTAATATATTCAGCGGTCATCAGATCACAACTCCTTCCATTTTCGGTATTGCTGAAGCTGGAAAGCTGGGTTCACGTTCAGAGATGCGAGATGGTTACGAGATTTTCAAAAATACTTATGTAAATAGTAAGCAGATGCACTTAGAAAGTGTATTCAATATGTTGGCTAAGTACAAAGGAATTGCAGAACCTGAGTTGAGTATCATCCCGACTGAGCCTATCGGTTTTGAGTTTACAGAAAACTTGCTTAAAGAAATCGCACCTAAAGAGTGGTTATTGGAGAAGGCTGGAATTGATATTACAAAATACCAGCAAGTAAATCAACAAGCGCAATTTGCAGACGATTTCAGCGCATTTTTTGAGTTCGGCGAAGCAAAGGAAAAGTTTCATGTTTGGAAGCAAAAGGAAAGGTTTAATGATGATTTAGAGCATCAAATGTTTGCAGAGGTTAGCCAATTACAAGCCAATGTTCTGGACTTGATGTCAAAGGATAAGCGGATTACTGCTGATGTTTTGGCAACAACTTTAGATCAGAGTGTTGATACTATTAATTTAGTAATCAAATCGCTTGTTGAAAACGGATACGTTCAAGTAAATGAATATGCAATCGGAGAGGGCATTGATGAAAACATTATCACAGAGCATATCTTAACAGAGCCTTTAGGCGATATTCTGGTAAAAATTCAGCCGCAGACTAAAGAGATTTTAATTCGTTATTCCTACGAGTGGAAAGCAGGATTTAACAATACGGATAAGAAAACAAGCAGACCATTTTGTGTGGCTTTGTTAGAAGCTGGAAAGATGTATTCACGTTCCGAGATCGAAGGACTTAGCGCGAGATTAGGATATTCAGTTTGGGATCGCAGGGGTGGTTGGTACACAGAGCCAGGAACTAATGAACATAGTCCGAGTTGCAGACACAAATGGGTTTCTAATATAGTTACAAGAAAATGAGCAAGAACACATTATTTATTTCCGTTCAATCAATCAAAGATCGAACCGGGTTACATGCAAACGTAGATGAGAAATTGGTTCTGCCTGAAATCAAGACTGCGCAGGACATGTATATTTTACCGGCATTGGGTTCGGCATTATACAACGAGTTGCAGACTGCGGTTGATACTGCGACATATACCCAGTTGCAGACAACTTTGCTTGATGACTACATTGTCGATTGCTTGATTTATTTCGTGATGTCGGAATTACCTCAGGGTTTATCTTTTCAGTTTTACAATAAAGGACTTTTAAGAAAGACTGGCGAGAATCAGGAATCTCCTTCAATGCAGGATATGATAGATGTGGCGAATAGATATAAAGCGAGAGCCGAGTTCTATAAGCAGAGATTGATTAAATACCTAAAGCAGAACAATGCTTTATATCCTAATTATTTGAATTTTGGTTCCGGCATTGATTCGATCAAACCAGATAACGAAGGTTACACAGTTAGCATGTATCTGGGCGATGCTTGTTGCAATGATGACTATACGGATGATGGTAAGCGGCGCAAAACTTTTGAGGAAAGATATCAAGGGAATATAGGATGTTGTTAAATGAGCAAGGAAGTAAATTTCAAAAATCAAAATAAGCTGAAAGTTTATTTAGAAAAATCAAAGAAAAATGACATTAAATCAGATTGTAAAAGAACTGACCAAGCTGGGAAACGATCACGAGCAAATTAATTTTGTTTACTTTGGCGATGTATGGGAGAGGTTGAGCAATGGCGAGGTAACTTACCCGGCTATGTTTTTTACTTTGACTGGTGCAACAGTAGGAGCAAAGGAAATCGGTTATTCGTTTAGTCTTTACTTTATGGATCGGATGCTGATGGAAGAAACAAACGAAACGGAGGTTTTATCGGACATGACGCAAGTGGCTGGAGATATAGTTGCGCAGTTGCGATATCCAGAGGATTATTCAATCGTAACCTGGACGCCTTCGCAAAGTATGCCGCTTAGTTTTTTTACTGAAAGCGATCCCGATTTATTAGCCGGTGTAAAGTTAGATACTACCTTAACTGTGCCGTTCTTAAATGATAGATGTCAAGTACCTTCAAATTATCAATTTTAAATGGAATCGAAAAAAATAAACCAATTAGCAACGGAGTTATCTCCTGCGCTGGATGACTTGACAATAATAGGGGATCCGACAACTGGGATAAGTAGAAAGATTACCCTATCTCAGATGGCTTCTCTATTTACTGGTACTGTTGAGGAATATGCCAGTCTTGCAGCTTTCCCTTTAGTAGGTACTGCTGATACTATTTACATCGCTTTAGATACCAACGTATTGTATCGCTGGAATGGTAGTGCCTATGTGGAATTATCGCCAAACATTGTATCCTCTTTGGAGTTTAATGATGCCAATGGGTTTGATGGTACGATTACTTTAGTTGGTTCGGTTGCAACTCTGACAATTACAACTGCTTTGACTTTGGGATCCCTGCCATTTATCGGTGCTTCGGGTGCTTTAACTCAGGACAATAATAATCTGTTTTATGATGATACGAACAATAGATTAGGAATAGGAACCAATGCGCCTACAACTCCGCTTGATGTTTTCGGTTCTGGGATTATCGCAAGGATAAACGGAACTTCCACAAATAACGCATTTTTAGGATTCGCAAGTGCAGGAACAAATAAATGGTCGGTTGGTAATGTTCAGTCAGATCACAGATTTAGAATTTTCAGCGAGGCAAATTCTGCGGAATTAATTTCCGTACTGCAAACTGGAGAGTTTGGAATCGGGATTGCAAATCCAACTACAAAGCTACATTTAGATGGCGGCGCAACTGCGCTGATTGCGAATTTAGACGCAAATGTATCTGTTGCAAAAAGTATTTCATTTCGTTCAGATAATAGCAATCGTATAAACTTAGAGGTTTCAGGAACAGAATCAGGATCCAATGCTGGTGCTAATTTCTTTATCCGAAGATACTCAGATGCAGGGGCATTAATTGATACGCCTTTAACAATTACCAGATCAACCGGATTAATAACTTTAGCGACTGCTTTAGCTGGTACAAGTGCGTCATTTAGTTCGACTGCAACTGCATCAGCTTTCATTCCAAGCGGTGCATCAATTCCGACAAATGGAATGTATTTATCGGCTGCAAATACGTTGGATTTTGCAACTAATTCAACTAATCGGTTGAGTATAAGTTCCACAGGAGCAGCTACGTTTACAGGGACAACTGGTGATAGATTAACTTTATATAATAGTGGAAACAATAGTGTAATTAATGGTTTAAAAATTGATTCGGATATATATCCTGGCATTACATTTAATGCAAGGTCATCAACAGGGGGTGGTATTATTGGAGGTGGTAAAATTGTATATAATTCCGTTGCCACAGGATATGGTGCAGCATCATTAGGTGGTGCTATATTATTACAAGCTGATAATGCAATGCAATTTAGTACAGGTGGAGATAATGTTAGGTTAACCATAGCATCAGGTGGTAACGTAATTGTTGGTGGTACAACTGCTGGGACTGTTTTAAGTACATCAATAACAGTAAATAATGCAACTGCTGCTAATTTTGCTGGATTTATACCAATGACTGCAAATACAGAAAGAGGCTATTTTGCAGGTTCAAGTTCAGGTCTTGAGATAGGAGTAGCTGGTTCAGGAACTTTTATTATTTATACAGGTGCTAATGAACGTATGCGTATTGCATCCAACGGAGGTGTACAATCAACTCCTGCAGTAGGAAGTAATGCTTTTATTGCAAGTGTTTCTGGTTCGTCAATAGCTTATTTAACATCACTTGCATCAACAAGTGACTTTAGTGGATATTGGCAAGTTGCTGGTAATTTTGCAGGTTCTATCTCGCACCCTACGAACACATCAACCAATTATAATACAACATCAGATTATAGATTAAAAGAAAATATTAAACCATTAACTGATGGGTTAGAAGCTATTTTAAAATTAAAACCAGTAACTGGAAATTACATAAATGATGAAACCAAGACAAATATGCCAATGTTTTTGGCGCATGAAGTTGAAGAAGTAATTCCAATCGCAGTAACTGGGCAAAAGGATGCAATGAAAATTAATAAAGAAACTGGAATAGAGGAGATGGATATTCAGCAACTTGATGCTGCAAAACTAATTCCGCACATGGTTAAAGCTATTCAAGAACAACAAGCACAAATAGAAGAATTAAAAGCATTAATTAACTAATCATGAAACAAATTCAACCAATCTCCATCTGGGATAAAGGACAAAACAAACAAGCCCACATATTACATGCTTTTGCAACAGATGTAACTTTAGGGATTTCTGCCACATTTTACTACACGATTTCCAATGAAACAGAGCAGTTAGCATCTGGTAATTTAACGCTTAAAGGCGATGATTATCAGCTATGGGATTCGGATGTATTTGCTTGGGATTGGATAGCCGAGCAGTTAAATTTGACTATTGTAGGAGATTATGTTCCGCCAGTAGTTGAGGATGTTATGACACAAACACAACCCAATAATTAACTATATTTGACAAAAAAACAACCCTATGAAAACTGAAAAAGAAACAACACCAGAAGTACAAGATGATGTACAAAAAGAAACAACACAAGAACCACAAATGTTAAAAGTAGAATTGACAGTGATTGAATGGAATGCGATTTACTCAGTAATTGAAAAATCAACATCGCCTTATATCCAAGTCAATACAATTTTAAATGAATTAGACAAGCAGTTAAAACCTCAAATTAAAGATGACAAATAATAACGCCGATTTGGCGACCATAGTAAGTGTATCAGGTGCAGTATTATCTATTGCAAATGTACAACCAATAGTAACTTTAATAGCTTCTCTGGTCGCTATAATTAGTGGAGTATTTGCCATTAGGTATTACATCAAAGCAACTAATAAAATCAAATGATTAAGAACGGAATAATATTTATTTTGGTTTTAGTGTGTTTGTTTTTGTTTGAACTTAGGATTCCAACAAGGACAGTTACTAAAACTAAAATAGATACCGTTTTTACTGTGAAAACTTTCACAAAGCATACCAAAGGAGGGAGAATCCAAGAGCAAAGCGGCTTTGTATTTAGGCATAAGAAGCGATATAACGAGAGATTTAGGTAAAGTGAATCACAACATTAGCCTATCATTTAAAACTCGGCAGAGAGGCTTATTTAGCGTTGGTTATGGAATGAGTGGTTATTCAGTAGGTTATTCATTAAAATTATAATTATGGCAGTTAAAAATTTAAACCCGGTCACAAGCATAATGGATTTTAAAACATTTTCAAAAAATCCAGTGGTAGCGACAATGTTCTTAGTAATCATTGGCATTAGTGCTTTATACATTGATATTAGAAGCACTTTTCATGAGCAAATTGATAATCAAGGAGCAAAAATCGAGAAGCTTGAAGCTAAAATGGATGCTATGAGTCAATCATTAATTAAGTGCGAAGGTGCAATGAGTGGAGCATCTGCAAAGTTAAGCACATTGGAATCATTAGGTAAAATTCAGAAAATCAAATGAGATATTTAGTATTCATACTTTTCATAAGTTCGTGTACAACAACTGAACCCGAGCAGGTAAATAAATACGACACTTTACTATTAAAAGTTGCTAAAAGTCAATTAAAGATGGACAGTAGTATTGTTGAGGCTACAAAGAAAGAAGCTAAAATAATTAACAAAACTGTTGAAAGTATTATTGAGGATAAAAAACAGATTAAACAATTATTTAACGAGGTAGCTGAAATAAAAGCAAATCCAAGAGTACAAATTCAAATTGATACTGTTAGGGATACTGTTTTTGTAACAGAGAAGAAGAATTTTTGGGGTAAAAGTAAAAAAGATACAGTACAATGAAACAGTTTTTTTGTGATGAAAATGGACATTATAGCATGAAGCGTTTATGCGGATTGCTTTGCGTAATAGCGTTATGTGTTACAATGTACCATAATTCCTTTAGTGAGGAACATACCGCGCCGTCTGCAATATTGGTTGAGTCAGTAGCCTTGTTGGCTTTTGGTTGTCTTTCATTAACGAGTGCAGATAAAATATTTAAGAAGAAAAATGAAACTATCTGAACACCTTTCACTAAGCGAAGTTACTCGCAGCGAATCAGCAAAACGTAACCAGATTTCTAATATGCCAACTGGAGAGCATATTGCAAACTTTATGCTATTGGCTGAAAAGATATTCGAGCCTATCAGAGAACACTTTGGCGTTCCAATTCATATATCATCCGGGTATAGAAGTAAAGAGTTAAATGCCAAGATTGGAGGAAGTGCAACCAGTCAGCATTGCAAAGGTCAAGCGATTGACATTGATATGGATGGGAGTACAAATGGCGTTACCAATGCTGATGTGTTTGAGTATATAAAAGATAATTTACCATTCGACCAACTCATTTGGGAGTTTGGAACAGACAATAACCCAGATTGGGTGCATGTATCGTATGATGCAAAGCAAAGAGGTCAAATATTAAAGGCAGTAAAAGTAAAAGGGCAGACAAAGTATTTGCCTTATTCATGATATGACACTTGCAGGTATATTACTTGTATTTGTCGGATGTTTACTAATCTACTACTATGCAGAAGCAAGAGATAGTTAGACCGTATTTGGAAAGGTTTCCTAATCATGCAGATTTAACCTTGGCAAAGAAAATCTACAAGGAAAATCCATTAGTTTGGACGCAAATTGAATCGGTTAGATATATTGTTAGGGCATTAAGAGGTAAGCGAGAAAGCAACTACAAGGACAAAAGTCTGTACAAAGCTAAAACCTACGATACTAACCCCTACAAACTACCCGAAAGCGAGGAGAAAGAAAGAGTACCTTTTACACTTCCTTTAGCTTGTAACAACATCTTACTTATCTCTGATCTGCACATCCCTTACCATTCCATTGATGCGATTACGGCGGCTTTAGATTATGGTAAAAAAGAGAATATAAACACAATCCTGATCAATGGAGATTTGATTGATTTCTACGGATGCAGTCGCTTTGAGAAGGATCCCAGAAAGCGATCGGTTAAGCATGAGTTTGATACTACCAAAGAGTTTTTAAGGATCCTCAGGGCAACCTTTCCTAAAGCTATAATCTATTTCAACAAAGGAAATCACGATGTCAGATACGAGCATTTTTTAATGGCTAAAGCGCCAGAGATTTTTGATGATCCTTATTACTCGCTTGATGCAAGACTTGAACTATCAAAGGTTAGCATCAACCTAATTGATGACAAGACTATTGTTAGAGCGGGGAAGTTAAGCATCCATCATGGTCATTTGTTTTTTCGTGGGTTTATGGCACCGGTTAATTCAGCCAGAGGACTATTTATGAAAGCCAAGCAGTCCATGATCTGCGGTCATGTGCATAAAGTTTCAGAGCATAACGAAACTAACCTATCTGGAGAATTGATTTCCTGCTGGTCAACTGGTTGCTTATCCGAATTATCTCCAGACTATAATCCGCACTCAAACAACTACTCTCATGGCTTTGCGCATATCAGAACTGATAACGAAGGCAACTACTCTGTTAAGAATTTTCGCATCTTAAAAGGCAGAATCCTTTGAGTAAAACTCGCATTCAGCAATTAATGGTTGAAAAACTGCGACTCGAAGCTGAACTCGAAAAGATAAAAAAAGAGTTACGGCGATTGGTGCAGGGGAAGTGATGCTATGCGATATAAAGGTTCGGTTAGTAATGAGTTATAAAACATTAAAACGATTTTATAACATCAAATATAAGAAATGGGGCGGGCTGCAAATGAACTTGGATACCACCCAAGAGCGTTACTTGTTCGTCAACTTTCACGGATTGCGTGTGACATTCCCCACTTCTCATATTTGCATTACGTTATGGAACAGATTGCTTTGTTCCACACTTATCACACACTTGTCCTGTTAAGAAACCGAAATGGTCAAATGAATCGTTTATCCATTCATGTTCGCAAAACTCAACGCTATCATTCAATAAAAGCAATATTTTTTTTACTGCTAAATGAATAGATTGGGGGTTACTAATAACCAAAGTTTCTCTGATTGCTTTTTCGATTTGCTTTTCCATTTTTATTTAAGTTTGGTTAGTGTGGAGTTATAGGGAATTTAAGAAAGAAACCACTTCCCAATAGGTGCTATAATAAAAATTACCAATAAGCAGCATACTAATACAATTGATGGTATAATCCAATACATTGATATTGGAAATCCCGTTTTGGTAAAAAATGCTACTAAATGACAAGCACCACAAACGAATAGTGCTACGAACTCGATAAATAAGATAGAT